CCAGAGCGTTGGCTGTACTGATATACCGTACCGCCTGTAGCCTGTGGGCCTTCAAACACAATGTCACCAGCGGGGTCGCTGATGTAGCTGTCAAGCCACTCTTGTGTTACTGGGCGGGGTGGCAAGTTCTGAGCGAAGCGAGTACGGAACTCACTCTCATACATAACTTCACCTGTTGAACGTAAACGAATTTCCATGATGTGCTCCTTTTAAGCAATTGCGAGAAATAAATATGTGCCGCCATTGGCGTTTAAACCTGCTGGTGCAGCGGCTGTTACTTGGAAGCCTGATGATATTGTGTCAACATAATTTGTGCCAGTGACCTCGGCGGCTGTGGAGTTTAGCAACAAGTATGGATCGTTACCTGATGTGATGCCCCGTGCGCTGTCGTAAGTAAACCAGTCGCCTGTTGAGTCCGTGCGCTTAATTAAAACAAAACGAGCGCCTGATGTAAACCCGCAGTTAACAGTTAACAGTGCACCTGTACCTGTGTATGTGCCTACTTTGGAAACACCTGCACAAGTTGCAAATAAATACATTACTTGTGTTTGACTTGAAATATTTAAATCTGCACCAGATGGAACGGTAAATTGCGTTGCAGTTGGTGCTGTTGACCAATCGCTATTATTACTAAATGCTATATCTCGATTTAAGTAGGCAGAATTTACTCCTTGACTTGCTGTATACACAGCCCAATTTGTGCCTGATGCGCTTCTACTTTTTCCAATCATCAATTCTGGAACTACACCTAGATTGTGATTAAGCGTCAGTGTGCTTCCCGTCCCTGTATAGCAAACCACATCCATAAAGCCGGGAGCACGTCTCCACGCATACATATATGCTGACATGGCACTGCCTGCTGTTCCAATAATCCCCGCAGAGATATTTGAGTCAAAAACCACCGTTCCTGTCCCATAATCGGTTTGAGCCGCAGTGGAATTAGATGCCAGAATATTGGTTCCCATTAAACGAGTACCAAACCTTCTGGATGTTGCACTTGTTGTTGTAAATACCCAATCAACCGGAAAGTTGGAAGTAATTGTGTTTAAGTAATTTGGTGGCGTTGTGGATTCAGCAACTACTTGAGGTACAAACACACTAGTCCCCACAGTTGGGGTCTTCATTGGGCCACGGCGGATGGCTATGTAGATGTAAGTTCCACCTGAAGCGTTCCATGATCCAATGCCAGTTTCCATTTGAAACCCTGTTGCTGTTGGACTTATGATTGGAATGCCACCTTCTGTTTCAGCACCTGAAGTGTTTGCTGTAAGGTAATAAGAGTTTGTAAGTGGCATACCTCTCATTACATCGTGCATAAACCAACCCCCGGTAGAGTCTGTGCGTTTTAACATTACCCACTGAGGTTCATAGCCCAATGTGATGTTATTGCCAGCCGCACCTGTACCCGTATAAGACCCGCATGAAATACCATTGGTTGAGCCACCGCCAGAAACAGGGAAGCCGCCTGCGTTATGGGCGAATAGGTAGGCAACGTATTCTGCCCCGTTAAGATTTACTCCACCGCCATCGCCAACTGTAAATACGCTAGAAGTTGGCTCTGTGTTATTCCACGGGCTAATAGACGGTTGTTTTGCGGCAGTAGTATTTAAAACCAGAAAATCAGTTGCGCCTATTGACCTGTGGTAGACCTGCCATGCAATGTTCCCACTAGTAGATTTAACAAGTATGCACCCCGGCGCACTGCCAAGATTATGAGTAATTTGACGCCCAGCAACACCGTTTCCAGTCCAAGTCACAATATCAAAAAACTTCGGCTGTTCGCGGAATGTCCACGAAACAAAATTCTGACCAGATGCGTTAACAACTCCGTTTGAGTCAACACCAAGCGTAAAGCCAGTTGATCCAAATGCGGTTAATGTGTCGTTAATTATTAAAGATGCAGATGTACTATCGCTTAAAAGATTATTACCAGCGCCTCGTACAGTATCGTTTAAAATGTGGCTTTGAGCAGAAGTTCTACTTTTAATCCAAGTTAAAGCGCCGTTTCCAGATTCATTTATCCCGTTTGTAATAGTCTGTGTTGCACCTGTGCCTGTGTACAAGTACGTTGAGAATAAATCCTCAATGAATATAGGTGGGCTGGGCCATGTACCGGCTTTCTGAGCTTGCTGTTGTTGGTCAAGCGTCCAGATACCAGAAGCCGCCGATGTTGTTGGCGCTACTGGAGACTTTGTGATGAAACCGCCACTATACTTCGTGCTCATGTTCTGTCCTTATGCTATGGCAAGGAAAATGTAAGACCCACCAGAGGCGTTTAAACCTGCTGGGGCGGCGGCTGTAACTTGGAAGCCCACTGCGGTTGTGTCCACGTAGTTGGTGCCGTCTACTTGAACGGCTGTGCTGTTCATTACCATGTAGGGATCATTGCCCGAAGTAATGCCACGAACTGAGTCATAAACATACCAGTCACCTGTGTCGTCGGTACGCTTAATAAGCACAAATCTTGCTCCCGCTGCAAACCCGCAATTAACCGTTAAAAGTGCGCCCGTGCCCGTATATGTCCCAACCTTTGAAACACCCGGGCAAGTTGCAAATAGATAGGCAATATAAGTTTGTCCAGTAATATTTATTTCGCCAGAACTAGTAGACAAATTAAGATTGGTTGACGTACTTGATTGAAGCCCAGTGTTATATGCAGTCCAAGGAAAGGCCAAGTTTAAAATTAGACTATAGTTTGATGGAGAAACGCCATTAACCCAAACATACCAAATTGTTCCATTACTGCGAGACTTATGAAAGACCAGTTCTGGAATTACACCAAGATTGTGCGGTAGCTGTCGGTTATTAGTGCTATTCCCCGTATAGCAAACCACATCAAAAAAGCCCGGTGCGCGTGCAAATGTCCAACCGTACCAATTAGCTTGTGAATATGGTGGAGTAATAGCTCCGCCTTGATACCAACCAACATTATTGTCCCAGAAGCCAAAGTTTTGGGTGCTCTCAGCATCTGATGTATTTGTTGTCAAACCTTGATTATTAGTTAAGCGAGTCTGCGTCGTCCAACTGCTTACAAAATCACTAAGTCGTCTTAGACCCATGTCCGCAACTTTACCCAGATTAAAAGCAGGATCGGACGCGCTTGTTTGGTTGTATGTTTCAACTTTAAACACATTAGTGCCCACAGTCGGCACTCTCATCGGGCCTCTGCGAATGGCTATGTAGATGATTGTTTGTGAAGCTGAATAAGCCCCTACAGAATTAAACCCAGTGGCAGTGGGAACAATTTTAACTGAGTCGTTACTTTCTGCATCAGATAGATTTGGATAAACAGCCATTGCTTGCGTATCAGTCATCCCCCTCATCACGTCTAACAAACGCCAATTTTGCGCTGAAGTTGTATTTTTGTGAATTACAAACTGAGGCTCATATCCAAGGTTTACAGTAGCATTACCAGAGGCATCAGTTGTATAAGACCCACACGAAATCACATTGTCTGTACCAGTTAGGCCAAAGCCTCCTGCGTCATGGGCGAATAGGTAGGCAACGTAGTTATTACCAGATGCATTGCCTTTTCCCCCTATATTCACTGTAAATACAGATGATGTTGGCTCTGTATCGTTAAAATAAGTATTTCCATCAGTTACGGCTGCGCCCGTTGTGTTTAAACTTAATGTTTTAGTTGCACCAATACTTCGGTGATATACCAACCAACCATCACTATCACTTAAATTTTTTATAAGTATGCAGCCCGGAACAGAGCCAAGATTGTGTGCAACAGTTCTTACTGCACCTGTCCCACTATAAGTTACAACATCAAAAAATTTTGGTTGCTCACGAAATGTCCATGAAACAAAAGTTGCCGCATTGTTATTGATGTCTGCATTTGAAATAGGGCCAAGAGAATAACCATTGGTATTAAATGAGGTTATGTCATTGCCTCCGGTAGATGGGCCTTGCTGTGCAACAGTTGCATTAGCATACAAATAAAACGCACGGCCTCGTACTGTGTCGCATAAGAAATTGCTTAAAGCACTACTTCTTGATTTACTCCAAACCATGCCACCTTTAGTAGATAAGTCAATACCATTGGTAATAGTCTGCGTAGAATTATTACCTGTATAAAGGTATGTGCTAAACACATCTTCAATATAAAAAATAGGCTGGTTGGGCCACAGTCCAGCCGCTTGAGCCTGCATCTGTTGTTCTAGTGTCCATGCGCCAGACGCAACTCCATCATTACCACCCGTAGTCGTAGGCGGCGTTGCGGAAATGACCGCGCCTTTGTAGCGATTGGACATGAACTGCTCCCTAAAACTATGAAATTACTTCGTAACTTATGCTGTATGTAATACCGCTGGCTGTGCCGGATGTAACAGCAATTGATGTGCCTTCCATCAAGTATATAGCCGTGGTTTTATCAGTCACGATCAACGAAGCATCAGCAGGAACAGACACTGTAGACACGATTGGATAAGCTGTACCGCCCGCAGGAGCAGAGCCTTGAGCTACTGCACCGTTAGTGTAGATGGACACCGTAGCATCCACCGCCGCAGAGCCGTTCACGTTAGCCGCAACGATCTGATTGATCTTAAATACCTGACCGCTAGAAGCCGCATTAGGCACAAGAATAACAGCAGTTGTACCGCCGGGTGTGAGGTATGTAGTTGTGCCTGACGCTGTGGTCGCGGCGAAAAGATTTGGATTTGCCATGATAGTTCCTTAAAAGCCAAAGACCATTGCGATAGCCGTTGCTCTCGCTTGAGATACACCA